CAGTTTCAGTTCGTTTAAAGAGCGTTGTGAGTCAATGGGGATTTACCTTGTTGATGGGTGCGGTGAGCGTTTATAATCTCCACAGGCCTGAACAGCCTACTGAGAAATCGCTGTGCCACAGGAATCATTTATGGCACGCATACAATTTGTAAAAAACGGTCCTTCATCGCTGGCCCCGGCGACACCGGAAGACGGCGAGTATTTGCAGCGCATTAAAATCGGCGAGTGGATTCATGCTGATTTCCGGCGCGTTCGCAATTATAAATTTCATAAAAAACTCTTCGCACTACTGCAACTCGGATTCGACTACTGGACGCCAGTAGGGGGGCTGATTAAGCCGGAAGAGCATCAGCTCATTAGCGGGTTTATTAACTACCTCTGCGTAAGTGTCGGGCAGAGTCACAGCTCGCCGCTTTACGATGCCGCTGAGCAATATCTGGCAGATACGGGGCATACTCGCTCGCATGATATTGCCCTGCTTAAGTCGTTCGAGGCATTCCGGGAATGGGTAACCATCCAGGCGGGTTACTACACCGAGCACGTTTATCCTGACGGCAGCAGTAACCGCCGCGCTAAATCTATTTCATTCGCCAACATGGATGAGATCGAATTCAGCCAGCTCTATAAATCCGTGCTGAACGTTTTATGGAATTATGTTTTATTCCGTAAATTTAATTGCCCTGCCGAAGTGGAAAATATTGCGGCGCAGCTCATGGAGTTTGCCGCATGAAAAAAAATCTACGCAAAGCAGCTCGCGGGCGCGAATGCACAATCCGCATTCCAGGTGTGTGTAACTTCAATCCTGAGTCCAGCGTGCTGACACATTACCGTTTGAGCAGTTTATGCGGCACCGGCATAAAACCCAGCGATTTAGTTGCAGCAATCGGCTGCGACTGTTGCCACGCAGCGGTTGATGGCCGTCTCAAGACAGAATTTACCCACGAAGAACTCCGCCTGATGCACGCCGAAGGCGTCTTGCGCACGCTCGATATTTGGGAACGAGAAGGGTTAATTTCATGAAGGCGCAGGATCTGGAATACGCTCGAATCGAACTAAGGCGCGCGCTTGCTGTTTACTCCGGCAAAACTAAGGGGCAACTTGAAGCATTCAGCAATAAACCACCTGCTGAGAAAAATCGCATCACATGTAAACCTATACACACCGTCGAGTTGGAAGATGGAAAGGGCAGCAAGAGAAAGGTCAAAGCAGAGAATACTGCTGTATACGCACTGGAGACGCGTAACAGACGCAGGCCACTGCCACTTATAAACGAAGAGGATTTTGCTACATCGTGCTGGCGGCGTGCCGTTAATCAATTAGCAGAGCACGAGCAAGCTTGGCTACGGTACTGCTATGGTTACGATCTCACATTCGGTCATCAAGTAGCAATTTGCGAGTTTATCTGGGCTGAACTGAAAAAGACCTTGCCAATTGGCTTGAGGAAAAAAACTTTACAGCGGCTGGTTCCATTGGTGTGGGTAGCTGTTCAGGAGGTCGCATGTATGCGTTCTAACGATACATACAGAGAATATGCTGGAGCGCTTCTTGCCTCCCGGATGGGGGTTTCACGCTCGACGTGGTGTGAAAGTTACAAACCTTATTGGCAATCATTAAAGATAGCTATGGAGGAGTTGGATGTTGGTGCTCTGATGAACATTTATCGTATTATGAAATTTGATACTGAAGTTGATGAGTAGCTATTGCAAAACCGAACAAATTAGGAGATATTTAATTCAAATCTGTTATGTGGTCAGAGTTATAACAAACCCGTACTCGTTCGGGTTTTTTGTGTTTGAGCAAATATATGATTGATCAAATGGTAAGAAGTCATTGCTACTCATCGTTATGTTTTACAACAATATATTTTTTCCTTAAAGATATTGCATCCCGAATCACTACAGAACAGTGGATTCAACCACACCCTCAGTTCATAGACACTGCCGTACATGCTGGATAGTTTAACTGCTTGACGTCCTGACTGTTACCGAAGGAACCGGGTGTTAAGCAACTCATCTTATTTAAAATAAAGAATTATCCTATAGCCATGGTTTTTCTTCCACCTTGGGTGTATTTTGAGCTGATACCCAAACTCTCAAAGTGAGCTCAAGATGGAACTTCGAGGCAACTATATAATAAAGCCTGTCGGCGTAATCGGTAACGGGGCGTTCGGTAGAGTTGAGAAAGTAGATATCTTCAACACGGCTGGATTTTTCAGTGGGTCCTATGCAAGGAAAGTCCTTGCTGTGGACGCTAGGCTAATTGGTGAACTAGTGAGCTTAGAAGACTGGAAAGAAAGGTTTGAGCGTGAGGTTAGATACCAAGCGAGATGTACTCACTCGAATATCGTCCCTATATATATACATCACTTGAAAACTGAAAACCCTTGGTTTGTAATGGATTTGGCTGAAACAGATTTGAGAAAAGAAATTTGGTCAGGACTTCTTTCTGATGATGATAAATTAATAATCTTAAAGAAGTTGCTTGTTGGCGTTAATCACATGCATGAAAAAAATTTACTTCATCGTGATTTGAAGCCTGAAAACATTCTAAAGTTTCCTGGTGAAAATTATAAAATATCGGATTTTGGCTTGGTGAAAAACACCGACACAGCAGCTCAGTCAGCTTTCCTTTCTCATGTCCTTGCTGAAAAAGAAATAGGAATGGGAACGCCTGATTATATGGCGCCAGAGGCTAAAAAAGGAAAGTATACTCCCAGGACTGATGTTTATGCATTGGGAGTTATTATAAATGAGCTTAATCTCAGCCATGTGAAAGGGATAGATGAAATGGAGGAGAAAGCAACATCTTATAGACCTGCGGGTAGATATGAATCAGTTCAACAAATGCTTGATAAGTTGGCGTCTATCCTCACAAGGAGAAAATCATGATTACCCTTCTGAATTGCGGCGCTTTCTCATGCTCAAAAGAAGATGGGAGGGAGAATCAAGATTCTGTTTTATTACCTCAATCAAAAGGTAACGGGTATATTTTAGCTGTTGCCGATGGTGTTGGTTCCTACGAAGGCGCTAAGGAAATAGCTGATTTAGCTGTATATAATTTATCTAGGCTTGTTGTAGATGATGTGTTGGATCCTAACGTTGCTCTTAGCCAAATAAAAAAATCCATCACAGATTATGTGAAAATAAATACCCATCATGTTAAGGCAGCCACAACACTTTCTTATTGTTATGTTGATGCTGATAATTTACACATTGTTCATGTTGGTGATACTCGTATTTATCTTAAAGTTGGTGACAAACTAAAATTACTAACCAAAGATCATACTCAACACCAAGAGTTAATGGATGAAAAAATATATACTAAAAAAGAGCTTTCCAGTCTAGATGGTAAAAACACACTTACTTCAGCAATATCAAAATGGTTAGATTTGAAATTTCAACATTTGGTCATACCATTTGAAGAGGCCATGGATAATCATGATGAAGTGTCTTTATTCATAATGTCTGATGGCGCTCATAGTTTTTGGGAAAAACGGCCGAGGTTGTCAATTAATACTATAAGCAGCCCTTCAGGGTTTTCTTCAAGTCTTATGCGAAGGATCTTAAGAGTTGGAGCTGATGATGACTTCTCTCTAGTAGCTGCAAAGTTTAAGCGCTAACGCTACTCTCATAACAGATGGAGCCGACATTAAGGTTGGCTCCATTCAAAGATAAAAAATCTTCATTCTCTGATTTTTATATTTTCAATCTGCTCTTGATTTTATTGTCAAACATAAATTTTCACTCCATTTATAGCCTGATAAAAATAAACATGTCACGCAATTCTCCCTTAATTTTTATAACAATCTTTATTGGGATTGGTTTTTCTAATTTAGAATTTTTTTAAAAAAATAATTATTTAATGGATTTTTTATGTTTTGAGGGGGCCTTTGATAGCTGGTTTAAGGCTTTTTAGGTTATTGCTAAGTTTACTTTCTCAATAAGGAAATTTTAATGGCTGAGCCATTAAGCACCAGCGCTACTGTAGGAACAGTAGCTGGCTGGGGCATTGTCACGTCTGCGCTGGTTGGATTCATCACCTCTGTAGATTACTCAATCGCGTTCGGTGCGTTTGCCGGGTCGATGTGTTTTATCGTCACTGCTAGCGACCTGACGCGCCGCCAGATATTCGGTTATTTCCTGTTTGGTTACGCCGCCGGCATTTTCGGTGCAGGTTTTGTCGCTGACAAAATTGAGGACTATCTGGATTACCGCGAAAAACCGCTCGATGCTCTGTCAGCCGTAATTATTTCCGCTGCTGCTGTGCAAGGCTATTTCTGGCTGAAAAACGGCGGCTTTTCAAAACTGCCATTCGTCAAAAAATGGATGGGGGAACAATCATGATTAGCCACGACCTCCTTACGGTAATTGATGTCGCCATTTGTGCAGCTATTGCTTTGCGTCTGATGCTGTTCAGTAAAACGGGCAGAACGCATA